TTATATTTTTTTACTCTGCAAACCCATTGTTCTCGCTCGTTGCAGTGAGCAAATTTTTATATTCAATCAGTTTCTTATTGAAACCGTTGAAGTCTGGATCAATTTCATGGTATTCATATTTACCATCTTTTTTTAGCCATATAACAGCGCCTTTATAATCTTCTAACTGATTATCGTTATTATAACTATGTGCTATTACATATGCTGCTAATTGCATTGCAACTGATTCTGTGTATAACTTGCTTGTTGTTTTAATGTCTGCAATCAATATTTTATCATCAACCTTGCCTACAAAGTCAATAGTACCTGCATAATCTTCCGTATAAACCATTGTTTCGCGTTCTAGTATAGGAATATCATTTTCAAGTCTAAAGTCTATGTAAGCGGATAAATAAGGCTCATATGCTTGTTCTAAATAAACTTCATTGCCTAGATCATAATTTTCAGTTGCTTTGTGAACTTGTGTTCCTTTGTATGCTGCTTTTTCTAATATAAATCTCGGTATATTATTGTATTTTTCATCTTTTAATATTTGTGTAACACTTGGAAGAATCCGACCTTGAAGGAGATAAAGGTGTTCATCTTCCAAAAATTCCAATTTATTTTTCAAACTGATCTATAATCTTACTTGCTTGTGATACAGTCAATTCTTCAACCGAGTTTACTTTGTAATAATCTAATGCTTTTTCAATTCGTTCTAAATCACCTGATAAAATTCTTTCATGTTGTGATTTTGTTGATTTGGGTTCTTTAGTTACCATCTCTTGTGCGTCTACAACATCATTTTCTACAATACCAAGTGCTGCCATGTATAAATATCTTCTTTGGTATGTTTCAACTGCTCCTAACGCTTGTATTTCATTAGCGCCTTTCATGTCAATAACTACCATTGGTGATTTAACAACAACTTGTTCATCTGGCTTTTCTGTGTTCGTAATGATTAAATGTGCATGTTCTTTATCGTATGATACTAAACCATTCAAACCATGTTTATCAAATAATTGGTTTACAGTTGGTAAAAAGTCTGTTAATTCAAAATACTTGAACCCTGCGAATTTATTTTGTCCACTTTTTTTCAATGGACTATTTTGTAATTCAACTGTTACATTTTGCAACTTTTTATAAATGTTCATATTTCCCCCTTATAATCGTGCCATTAGCACATAGATCTCTTTTATATTTTCTTTCATAACTCTCAACGCATATTCTTTTTCTTTTTCATCAAGATATTCAGAATCTAACACCATATTTATTTTGTTTTTAATGATGTTTGTTTCGTATTCAATAGCGCGATTGTATTTCTCTATCTCTTGGATAGTGTTTGCAATCATTTCTTCCATTTTTTTCTTCCCACTTTCTTATATCAAATTCAACTAATACTTCATCATAGAAATCATATGCTTCTTGTTTTTTAAAGTTTTCAATTATTTCTTTAATTTGAATCCCAGCAGCCATAACATATTTCCCCAAATCCACCGTTTTTAGATGGAACTTCTTCCATCCATTCTGAAATTTCCCATTCACCGCATTGTTCACATTCACGCATATCCATTATGTATGTTTCAACTTCTTCAAGTGTCATGTCATGTCTATAATACTTTTCCATGAATGATTCGTAAACACCAATTCCGTCTGTTTCCCCGTGATGTTGTATTGCCATTCTTTTGATACCATCTTTCAATGCTTTTGTCATAACATTTTCCTCCTTGATATAATGTTACTATTAAGGGATTGTTTTTTCAACCCCCTTTTTTTATTTTTTTTCTAACATTGTATAATTGTCGTTTAGGTTTGAAAAGTTTATTACTGTTTGATCTGTTTTTGTAAGGCTATAACCATCAACGCAAACTGAACCTTCAACTGCAAATACATTGTTTCCACTTTCCTTTACTTCTAAACAAGTGATCACTTCTTCTAATTCATTTTTGAAATATAGTTCGTATTGTTTACCTTCTACTAAATTTATTGCTTTCATATTTTTTTCTCCTTTTAAGTTATTTAACTTTATATAAATATTATAACAATGATAAAATGGAAAGTAAACATTTTTTTTAATTTTTTTTATTTTTTTGTAAATAGGCAAAAAAAGAAGTGAATTATTCCACTTCTTTTAATAAAGTAATATCTTGTTGTTTCTCAAAGAATATTCCTATTAGTTTGAAGCCTAACGCAAATATCCATGATATGCCGATTAGTTTTACAGTGTACGATAACGGTATATCTCTTTGTTCTATATAAACGAAGAAATCGCTTAATAAGAATGATATTAGAATTATAACTCCAAATGTATATATTGCTCTGGCACGGGGGAATCGTGGTGTATCAACCAACAAATTCCCTTTTTGTATTTGTGCCATTTCAAATATCTTCTTGTGGACTTGCCTCCATACGATAATCCCTACTATACCAACCGCAATGTTAAATATAGTTGAAGTCGCGTTAGTTGATTCAATGTACACTCTGTCGTATAAAGTATATAAAGTCCAACCTAACCCAGAACCCCAAGAAAGAAGGTTAAATATTTTCGCTATCAACTGTCAATGGAACTTCTATAACAATACCGTAAACGGTGCGAAGTTGTTCCTGTGCTTGTTGCGCTAATAGTAGATATTCTTGTTTTGTTTCTGCGCTAATAACTGATGATTCTAATTTTGCTTTAGCGTTGATGATTGTTTCTTGCAACTTGAATTGATCCGATGTTGTTTTGATTGCTTCAATTTTAGAAGTAACATCAACCATACTTGCATCAATTCTATCTTGAACAGTAGTTGGTAACGATTCTTTCAAAGTGTTAAATGTTCCAACTGTTTTCGTTAATGCTGCAATTCCTCCAACCAATGCAGTCGCACCTGTTACTAGTGCAGTACCACCATTTTGAAACCATTCATAAGCCTGTTCTAACATTCTATATTTCCTCCATTTCATTTAGTTTTACTTCATCAAGTTTGATAAAGCCATTTTCTATTTTGTAGCATTGATTGTTTAGGTTAAACCCTTCAACATATTTTTCTTCAAGTATTACACTTGGTTTAATATATTTAGTGATATAACCATTTTCTAATTGAACTGCAACATATTGTTTTCCTGCTTTTATTAGTTGCACTTCTTCTAACAATGCATTGATAACTGATTCCATAGATCCATCATTTTCTAGACCTTGTGAATCTGCAAATTTGATTAGTTTACTTTCTAATCTGTGCAGTCTGTTATTCAATGCACTTAATTCTGCGAACATCTTTTTGAAAACAGGTAGATCGCCTGGAGCAACCCAACCTCTTTCGGTGTCGCTGACATGAACATACATGTCGTGTTTTTTACCTTGTTTTCTTTGCATTGTTTTATCCTTTCTTTTTAGAGAAGAACCACGAATAGGAGTCCTCCACAGAATGTTTATTTATGATATATATATGCTTTACCTGAAGTATCTCCACCTGCATCGTTTTCATGATTTGCTCCGACTATTGCATAACTATCTGATATCGCTACACTAAATCCGAAATTGTCGACTTGTGAAGTACCGTATGCAGTAGGGTTGTCTAGTGTTGCAATTAAGGCTCCTGTTGCTGGATTAAATATGTATGCCTTACCTGACTGATATCCTCCTGCATCGTCTTCATAATATGCTCCGACTATAGCATAGTTGTCTGATATCGATACACTGTATCCGAAACGGTCTCCGTTAGAAGTGTTGTATGCATTAGGGTTATCTAGTGTGTGTAATAAGGTTCCTGTACTTGTGTCATATATGTATGCCTTACCTGACTCTGTTCCTCCAGCATCGTTTCCTTGGAATGCTCCAACTATCGCATAATTGTTTGAGATAGATACACTGCTTCCGAAATAGTCGTTTCCTGAAGTTCCATATGGATTAGGGTTGTTTAAAGTATGTAGTAATTGTCCTGTCGCAGGATTGAAAATATATGCCTTACCTGATGATGTTCCTCCGGTATCGTCTTCCCATCTTGCTCCTACTATTGCATAATCGTCTGAAACAGATACACTAAATCCGAAATTGTCGAATGCTGAGGTGTTGTATGCATTAGGGTTATCTAGTGTGTGTAATAAAGCACCTGTTTCCGGATTGAAAATATATGCTTTACCTGAAGTATCTCCACCTGCATCGTCTTCATAATTTGCTCCGACTATTGCATAATTGTTTGAGATAGATACACTTATTCCGAAATTGTCGCCTGCTGAAGTGCTATATGCATTTACATTATCTATAATCCAAGTTAAGTTTGACGGGTAAGTAAATTCAGTTGTTGTTTCACTTGCACTTACTGCTCCACTACCACCTTTTCCACTTGTTTGTGCTGTTGCCCATATTGTATAAGATGTTTCTGCTGATAAATCACTTGATTCTAACACATCGCTTGTTGCTCCTCCTGCTAGCGTAATTACATTTGCATCAGGAACATCATCTCCAACTTCCCAAAATATATCAGCCGTAGTACTTTCGTTGTTAGTTATAGTGAAATATATAGTGTTATATGTTGTCGATTCTGTATCAATTGTGATTGTAGGTGCTTTTGTTTGTGAACCTCCACCACCTTTGCGGATTATCTTACCTTCTGCCATTATCTAAACACCTCCAATGTGATATCGGTATCTTCAGGGAATGTTGGTTCTTCTAATGCATAGAATGTTACTGTATCTAAACTTGTTACAACCCTATAAATTGTTCCCCATGCTGTTTGAATGTCTGCTACATTAGATACTGTTGCACCACTTAAATCTAAATCTACAATAGGCACATCGGTTGATACAATACCACTAACTGTTTTTGCTAATGTAAAGTATCCTGTTTGATCTGTCCATGTGTCCGTAGTTGCAATAGTTGTTGAGTAAGTTGTTAGTTCTACTTTGTCATCTAATGCTGTTTGAGTTGCTGTTGAGATAGGTTTGTTTAAGTCGCTTGTATTGTCTACATTTCCTAAACCAACTTGTACTTTAGTTACTTCATGTGGATTATCAGTATCAATTAAATGGGCGTCATAGTCTGAAATCTTACCTTGTAGCAATAATGATAATTTAGCAAGAGTAATTGTTCCATCGCCAACTTCTAGAGATACAGTGTTCATTCCCTGATGTAATTTAATGTGTACTTCATCATCAACTTGTAAAGCATATTCTATATCTATTGTTTCCGTGTCAATTTCGTTTACTTCTAAATCTGTAGGATAGAATGCTGTGTCGTTGTTAATCTTGATTTCGGTACGGTTTGCACCTACAACATATTCAACATCATCTTCAAGTGTAAATCTATAAACACCAGATGTTAAAGTCCCAGTTCTTGCGTCGCCACCATAAGTGTATGAGAATGTACCGTCACCGTTGTCAGCGTTTGTGATTACGAATCTTTGAATTTTTGTTACTGTGATATTTGAATCTAGTAACACTTTCAATTGTTCCAACGCTTCTTGAACTTGAGTTGCTGTTAATCCTGTAATTGATTCAATAGCAATTAGACTTGCTTGATTTGTTGCTGACACTGGAATAGGTAGTAGCGTTCTTGTTGGGCTTTCGCCACCAAATATGATTGCTACGATTGGGTCAGTTCCAGTATTTGATTTGTATGCTTCATAATGGATAACTAAACGGTCATCTAATTCAAATGCAACATTGCTCATTATTCCACTTTGGAAAACGTCCTCAAATTCAGCATTTGATACTGTATCAGTCCAGCCGCTTGTACAAATAGGATTGACCATATCATCAGAATGGAAAATTTTATATCTTAAATGTGGATATGTGAATAAACCACCACTTACTCTACGAACTTGTCCAATAGTATTTGTGTTAATGATACCAACATCTCCGATAAACAATCCTGCATCAGCCACTAAAGCACCTACTAAACTAGGGTTGTCAGGGTCATTACTTGTGATTACTGAAGTTCCTGTTTCAGTACGGTCATCAGTAGTATAAAGAATTACTTCCGTATCGTTATATCTTGCATCGTCTACCCTTGATACCATTTGAGCATAGCCATCGAATGTACCACCAACTTCGTAAGTGTTTGTTGGATATAGAGTAAGGCTTGAACTTAACGAGCCAACATCTATTTTACCAGCAAGTAATGCATCAGTTTCGCTTTGTGTGTACTTATCTAAATCAGTAATATCAGATTCAGTATGTGTATGTAAATCTAATTCTTGTAAAGCAAGTAAAACATTTACGGCATCGGTCGATAATATTTTTGTAAATACACTGGCGTCAACTGAAGTTTGTTCAGCAGTACCAATTAGATTGGCATAAGCACTACCTGTCCAACGATAAATGATTCTAGTATCTGTTGCGATATAAATCTTGTGTGCTTCTCCAGTAGTTGGGAATGCACTTAATGTGGCATACTCTTCCACATCATCAACGTAACTAGGTAATTGACTAGCAGGGACTTTCCCGCCTGTGTCTAGGGTAGCAACACCGTTAGCGACACCCTTTTCACTGTTTGGTACATAACCTCCAACTACTGCGTTAGCCTTATCGTTCAACGCTGTTTGAGTTGCATCAGATATTGGCTTATCAGCATCTGAAGTATTGTCTACATTGCCTAATCCTACATCTGTTTTATCAACTTCATGTGGATTGTCCGTGTCGGTAAAATGAGATAAATTGTCTTTGATAGTTTTTACATTATCATAGTCTAGTTCTTCAGTAATACCCTCATCAGGTGCTTCGTCTTTTCTAAAGTCAATTTTGTCTACGGTTGGTTTTGTGAAATGTGGACTTGATCCAATTGAAACATCTTGATCTACATTTCCTTCTAATGTTGTAACTCTCGTGTCTAGATCAGAATAATCTCCCGCTAGATACTCCGTTAATTTTGCTACTGTAACTCTGTTTGATACTTCCGATCCATTCGCGATTGTAAAGTAGTCATCATCATTCAAAGTTTCAGTTGTTGAATATAAAGACCAATCCTTATTTTGTTTTGCAGCAATTGCTGCTACTAGGTCATCGTATTCGTCTACATAGATAACATCGTCTTCTGGATCTAAATTTATTGCTGCGTTGATTGTTAGTGTGTCCATTTCTGTTGCAAGTATGTGTGTGTAAACACCTTCAACCAATCTTGCATGTCTGAATTGAACTTGTAATGTGTTTGAGTTTACCCCTGTTATAACTGCTAATACACTTGACGGTATTGCATATTCGTAAACATTCCAAACATCATCACTAACTGTTTCTGTACCGACTAAAGTCATTTCGCGTTTCGGTGTTAATTGGTTGTTTGCCAATTTGAAATACACTTGAATGATGTCGGTTTCTGGCGTTAATGATAAAGGTGTGATAAGTTGAAGTTTATTCGCTAGGTGCGAACGACCAACAATTATATCATTATCAACATCTACCAATGCGCCTGTCAAGTCATGATAAAGTTTAATATAGTTCATTTGTTGCTCCTTTCTAAATTGTTATAGGGTTATCAGAGCATGATACCCATGCACTGTCACCGATTGTATTATATGCTTTAATTCTTGCGTAATATGTTCCACTTGCTACCGAATCAATAATTCCTGTTTGTGCATTAGCATTAGTTGTAAATGAATCGTATAGATTAGTGAAACTTGAGTTTGTATGTAACTCTATTACAAAACCATCTTCATTTGTTGAATTATCTGTCCATTGGAAGAATATGTCATTTAACAATATACTTTGAACTTGGAAATTCAATGGTGCGTCTGGCGATGTTGTAGTTGTTAATGTAAATGGATAACTTACAACACTGCTTCCATCTGCTCCGTCTGCATATGCTCTAGCATACATTGTATGTGAACCTGTTTCTATTCCACCGTAGAAAATATAACCTGTTGTACTACCAGCACTAATATTATTATATACTCTTGCGTCTGGTGTTGAATCATCTACTTCATAATAAACATCAACTTCTCTTGAATCGTTATTTGTTAATGAAATGTAAATGTAATCTTCACCTTGACTAATATAGTTTATTGTAGGTGCTGTTGTTGGTGAAGGTGTTGGTGTTGTCCATGTTGTATCGTATGGTGATTCATTATCTGCCGAACTGAACCAATCACTATCGCCGTATTCTGCATTTCCTGCTCTTACTCTAAAATAGTATGTTGTAGAAGGGCTTAAATCATCATAAGTGTATGTAGTATCGTTTGCTCCGTTTGTTTGCGTATCATACCAATCTACATTGTTTGTACTCCAAGCGACTTGATAATATTGTTCATCTTCTACTTGTTCCCATTCCACATCTATTGTTGTACTATTTATAACTGTTGCATCAATCCAACTAGGTGCTAAAGGCGCTCCTAGTGTTGTAGTTGCTGTTGTATTAGCATAAGCACTGTACAAACCATCTAACTCTGCTCTTACGCTTAATGTGTACTCTGTATCTGGGTCTAAATCAGTGAAATTATAATAAGTGTTTGTAGTGATTGTAGATTCTTGTAAAGTACCTGTTTCGGTTTCTACAATTCTTACAACAAACGAATCTGACTGCCCTGCATCGTCCCAATCAAAGAATATTGCTTCACTTCCTGCTGTTGTTTGTAAATTAGTAGGTACAGGCACTCCTGGTGCATACGATGAATCTTGTCTATCATTTCTCATATTGAAATATAAACTATAAGTTTCTAGTTCATTACAAATTAAGTAAGTTTCACCATCTGCATTACAAATTGCCCAATACTCATCAGAGTCTACACCGCTAACTGTTATCTTTCTTAATTCTGCATCGTAAGATATTGAAGCACTTCCTTTTGTGTATGCTTCATATTTAACATTTTTTGTATTTCTTATTCTGTTTTCTGAACATCTTACTTCTAATGTTTCGTAACCATCTGAATGATCACTTATAAGGTTATTATCTTTCAAAAATTTATCGCCTATCAATACATCTAATCCTTGTTGTGCTGTTACAACTAATTGATAAGTCATTGCTAATATCTCTGATTGATTTTTGTTAGTCTTAAACCCACGAGCATCTATCAAATAAGTTTCAGGTGTTGCTACTATTGGTAACTCATTTTCTTCAATAGTCATATCATTTACATAAAAAGCATTGAAATCTGTAAGTCTACCATCATCATCTGTATAATATATCGCTTTGTTTCTATAAATTAAATCTGTTTCTTGTTCTAGTTTTTGACCTGCTACAAATGGGCTATCAAAGCCGAACCAGAAGTTTAGGCTATTACCTCCTGCATAACTAACAACAGGCTTATAAACGGCTTCTACTGCCATTTCTGCGCTTTGAAATGCTACCGCATAAATAGGTTTGTTATAAGCGGTTAATGGTGTAGGTCTAATCGTATTGATGAATACACTATAACCATCTTCGCTTAAATAACTGTTATCTTCAACTGATGAAGTATCAATAATGCAATATTGACTGAAAACTTCATTTCTAACTAATGTACTTTGTATCTCAAATAGTTTCGGTTCGCTATTCAAACTTAAAAAGTCGCTTACCTTTTGAAAGTCTTTCGTCCATTTATATTGGATATCGTAATGATCTGGATACATAACTCTTTCGCTACTTGTTAAAATGTAACCATCTGTTGTGTAAGAACCGATAGGATATTCTTCCGTTGCATTGAATACACTTGTTAATACTTCCGCTGAACCTGTTCTGTTTATTCTACTAAACATATTATCTAATAGTTTATCACTAGCAAGAAACGCGTCTGATTGTCCTGCAATCAATGTACTTTTTGTATTAAATTCACTTAAATTGTTTCTTTCTACAAATTGTCTTGCAGTTATTTTAGGGATATATCTAACTCTAAATCTAACATCTTCAAGTAAAGGTTCATCTATACCATTAATTCCTGTTTGTGTAGTAACATAACCATCTCTATATTGTACAGTTCTAATTAATAAATGTAATGTTGTTTTGTCGCTACCACTTGCTAAATCTGGTCTATATAATTCTTCAAAACCTTCTACCGTATTTGAACCTTGTGTATAACTTAATGTATTTGCTTGATATACACCTTCGTACAAGTCTTTTATTGAATTGCTGTTTTCATCTAAATTATAAGGGTTAGATATTAGTGTTCTTCTAACTTCGTTTTCTACAACATAATCAGTTATATCAAATTCTCTAACAATAGGTTCTGGCAATGTTGTTCCGCTTTGTGTTCGTTCAACATATTGTAATTCAACTTTAACCAATTCTTCAATCTGATCTTGTAGATACAATTTTGCTTTGTCTATAATTAGTAGACTTCCTTCACTACGCAAACCAATCCACCCTGTTGGTGTAGGCTCTACAATGGAAGATGCAATTTTATCATATGAATAAATCATATTACTTCCTACTACATTAAATGATGTTGCATAGTTATTACTGCTTTGTTGTTCTTCCTTGTTCGATATTCCCGTTTCTTTGTTTACAAATTCAGCCAACTCATTGTAATAATCAGCCGTTAGAACCGTTTCACCTAATTCGTTAATAGTAAGTCGCGGATAAGCATTAATCACCTTAAACACTTCAACAAATGCCTCTTTGAGCGTTCTATCAGTTAAGAATATGTCAGGTGATTCAATATCTAAATATTCTTCTAAAATCGGATCAACCGAATCGATGATTCTCGTATTTGTATAGTTGAATGTGTCATCAAATGGAACTGTTTCAATTAAGTTATTCACTACATCTAATAAAGTAAATTTTGTTCCTGTGCTTAACTGTACAAAAGATCTACTCGGTATAGGGTATCGTTCTAAAATTTTTGTTATTTCAATTAAAGTTATTTCGTGCCTATATTTAGTTCTTTCTTTTTGATCTACTGGTTTAACCTTGCTTGAATCTATGTACCAATACTCATGCGATTCATCATCGAGTGTTACATCAACAAGTGTGAAAGGTTGATAGCGATTAGAACGAGTTGAGAACGGTATTACAATACTACCATTGTCTAATTCTTCTTCAATATTCTTTACAACATTATAAACGGATACATTTTCAAAGTTGTTACCTATCTTAAATTGCATTATCTGTACCTGCTTTCGTTAATCCTGTTCCCTCTTATTGTTCTGTAGTACTCGGCTTCTCTTTCTTGCAACTTGCGTTCTTCGTATCGTTGCCAAACACTTATACTTGCTTCAACCGCTAATGCACTCGCTGCAACCGCTGCTCCGATAGGATTACTTGATAAAACCACATAACCTACTTGGCCGATAACTCTCGCATTGCTTAAACCGCTATTAATCTTTCTTTGTATGTCTGTTCTTCCTGTATATGCTCCTATGTTGTTCGTAACTGCTCCGAATACTTGCTTACCAGCACTAACAGCACCTGCAACTATAACTGGATTTACACCTAATAATTTATTGTTGTTTGCTTTATTACTTTGTAACGGTGTTGGAGAATTTTGAACTCCTGTGCTACTAGGTTGGTCGTTAGGGTCTACCCTAACCGTTATTGTTTGATTACTCACTCTCTACCAACTCCAATGTAATTGTTATTAGTTCACCAAGGCTTGTATTGATTGAACCGTTGCTTAATAACATTGTTTTAGTTATAGGTGCTATGTTTGGATATTCTATCGTGAAGTCATATAAGTAATTGATGTTATCGCCTTTCAATATATCTTCAACAATAGCATTTAATATATCATCGTTTTTATAAACTACAACACCTTTGAAAACATAGATACCATCAATAGCGACTGAACTCGTTGTACTGCTACCAAACACAAACGCACTATCTAATGTTTTACTTTTTGCGTCGCTTGTACTTAAAATGTCCAAGTAAATAGCATCTTCAGTTACACCGTTTCTTTTAATTGAATAACCAACTGAATTACCGTACCAAACATTGATACCGGATTGAACATAGACTTGCATTGATACTAATGATCTACTTCTTCCGTTTACTACAACAGTGTCGCTTATAATAGCAATATCTGTTGCGGTTGTTACAATGTTATATGTTGTTGTACCGTTCGTTACAGTGTCATTTGGTGTATTTGTTAGTGTTTGCCTAAACTCATCAATCGCATTTCTTTGTGCTTGGTTCTCTGTTTCGGATTCACCTACTATTGCGAAAGTAATATCAAAAGTCCAATCATAAATATCTTTGTTAGGAATGTTTTTAGGTCTTGATGATGAAGTCATCATAACAGGAACATACTCTGTTGTAGTGCTTGTGTAATAATTTGTGTAAGTTGTAAATTCAAAGGCTTCATTTGCTGTTTGTATAATATATCCGCCTCTAAATGTTACGCTTTGTGTATTGTTATTTAGTTTTGTGAATAGTTTCTCAACTAATTTGTCTTGAAACATTTAATCACCCCTTTGGTATGCTTTTGATAGCACTGCTCATTTTAGGAGCATCTTTTGCTGTCTTGGCAATCGTTTGTCTTGCAGCGCTTATCATGTCTTGTTGGTTGTTAAGCGTGTCATTGGTGTATTTTAGAACTGCTCCATATACTCCGTTTGTCCACCAACCTCGTGTTGTTTTGCCGTTGTCTTTTCGTGTATAATCTCGTTCGTTTAATAAAGTACCATACCATGCTACATTGAACCGTTGTTCTATCACAAAGCCATCATTTAACAAATATGCTTTGATTGAATTATGCCTCATGTTACCAGTATCAATAGGTGATGATGCTTGTGCTATCGCTTGGCAATCCTTCATTAGTTGAATTAAGTTAATGATATAACCTTCTTATAGCGCTTGAATCCTCTTATTGATCCATATGTTCTAATTTCAACAATTTCAATATTTGTGATTTTATAAGTTTCATTATTGAATCTAATATCATCACCTCGTTTGAACTCATAATCGCTTACGGTTTCGATAACACTACTTCCGTCTGTGTGTGTAAAGCCTTGTAATAGTTGCCCAGCATCTTTATTTATCTTTATTAATTTGAAACGAAACGGCTTTGGGATACTTGAAATCGTGTTAGTAGAAAAATCTTTACTGTATAATTCACCTTTTTCCAAATATTCAAATTGGCTTCTTCTTCTCATTAGTAACCAACCCTATATTGCTCATCTGTGATTCTTTGATTGTAACGCCCTCTGTGTGCTAGTCCGTATGATTTTAATATACTTTTCACTTCGTGGCTTAAAAGCCTGTTTCTGTCGTTCTCTGCTAACGATTGTAAATCTCCGTCGAAATTATACATGTATTCAATTTGTGCATAAATCGCTTCTTCTATCCCATCACGATAAGGCATACCATAATCTGAACCTGTAAAGTCGTTCGCTATTCTGTATTCTATAATTTTTATTGATTCTTTTCTAATGTATGAATATAACCATCTATAAACGCTATCAGCAGCCTTTGTCAAAAATACTTCCGCTTCTGTATTTCCGTTAAGTTCATATTCTAAATTGATGTTTAGTTTCTTTTTAGCACCATCAATAGTAGGATAATATCTATGCGTTGTATAATCATACACTAATGTATTTGTGTTTCTAGGCATTTTTTCCCCTTTTCTAAAATAAGGGAAGTGAATCAACACTCCCCAAGTTTATTCTATGATGTTCTTGCTAATTAAGCGTTTTCTTTAACTAATACTCTATCTTGGTTAGTGATAGCGAATCCTGAAACGATTTCAACTTGTGCTAATGTTCCGTTGAAGTCTGGTGAATCAATCATTCTCATCATGTTAATTGATGTAACTACTGATAAAGCGTCTTTGTCATAAATTACATAATCAGTTGTAGATGCTAATCCTTGATATTCAAACACTGCTAAACCAGCGATTGATCCAACTTGACCAGTTGCAACTACATTATCTCCTAAATCTCCTGCTCTTAAGAACTGATCTGATTTAAGTAATAAAGCATAAGTTGCTGGTGAAACAATCATTACATTTGGTTTCGCTCCATTTTCAACTAGCGCTTGTCTATCATCAACAACGATACCGTAAATAGTATCTGCTGCTAATGCTGTTGTTCCTGCTTCTGATGCAGTAGTTCCTGCTTCTAATACACCAGCGATTTCACTATTCCAACCTTCACGGATATCTGCCAATGCTTGTTCCATGTGAGATGCTGCGATGTCATAAGATACTGCACCTGCTTGTACATTGTAGATTTTTTCTGATCTTTGGAATGCTTTGTCAATCGGTAAGATGATTGTACTATCTGCTGTGTCTGTGTGTGTGAAGTCTCCACCAGGTGTTGAAGATGAAACTGCAACTTTTCCTAGTTTATGAACTAATACTTGTCCTGCTGCTCCAATTTGATATTTGTCTGTGAAAGTTACATTTGGTTGGAACACATTGTTGTCAAATAGATTAGGTTCTACTAACGGACTAAATCTATCATCTACAAACTTATTTCCATATTCTAATAATGCCATAATTTAATACCCCTTATTTTTTATAATATTTTGATTTGCTGTATTTATTCTCTAGATAACGATCAATTTCCGTTTTGTCGTTTTCCGTACTCTTAACTTCGTTACCAACTTTAACAGGTCGTGATTCACCTTTCAGCATAGGGAAATCTTCAATCACATTTTTGATTGCCTGTTCTATACTTACATCTTCGCTAATCTCTAAACTTGCCAACTTAACCGCTCGTTCTATATTTTCGCTTTTAACGCCTTCTTTTAACGCTGTGAGTGTAAACTCCTTGTTTAAGTTATCAGCCGTTAGACTTGAAATTTTATCGGTTAAATCGCTTATTTGGGTTTCTTTTGCTTTGATGTTACCGAGAAAGCCTTCAATTGCTTCTTCATTGTATGTTTCAATACCTAAAGTTTTAGCGAACTTTTCTCTTTCTCTTTTCAAGCGATTAGCGATTGCTTCATCAACTTGATCTTGTGTTAATCCCGCTTGTTTTGATTCAGTAACTACTTCCTCTTGGACTGCGTTTTCCATTTCTTCCATACTACCCCCATTTTAAGCCTGTCGGCTATTCCGTTTTAAGTCCGTGCGACTATAATTTTTCATAACCCCTTGCAAACCTTATTGTTCTATGTAAAAGTCTCCCTGGTGATAATGCTTCATTGAATGGAATATACATATCAACTTTATCAGGATATCTATAAACCTCTCCTGAATGGAATCTTATTAGTAAGTCTTTGTCTTCTTGTTTAACCGCAAGTATATTACTTGACATCAAAGGCGACCACCCACTTTGTAACAATTCCAATTCTTGTTCTTCGCTTATTCCAATTTTTTCATACTCATCAAGATAAGTATCTCCTTCACTTAATAAAAATACTTGTTGTTTGCTAACAGGTAAATCATATTTAAGTGCTATGTCTAATAATTCATTGTTTTCAGCAAACTCTAATATAGGTGCAAATTCCTTTGATATAGGAACATTTACAACTACCCCACTTGGTAGCAATACCTTTGCTGTTGCTGGTGCTTGGTTAATCCTGTTGCTTAATCTAGCGAATTTATTCGGTTGTTCTTGCTTCTGTTGCGACCATGTCTTCAACTGTTAAAGGAACCCCGTTTTCTACTTTTATGTTATTTACCATTAATAACTTTTCATCTTCTGATAAATCATCTAAAAACATCATATCAACCGCTTTTTTAACATCTACCAACCCACGATTCAACGCATTACCTGCTGTTTCTATTCTTGCATCTAAACTAGGTATTGAATAATCATTGAACGTGATTGAAATGTTATATTCACCTGCAACTGTTTTTCTATTTACTACATCATCAAATTGTAATAACTTAACAAATAATTCGCTTAATGTTTTTCTCCATAACCCTAACTTTAATTCGCGAGTTCTTAATGTAGTCTTTTCTTTTTCTCTTTGACTTCCTTCACTAGCATTTAATGCTTCAAGACCTGTAACACCTACGGAAGCAGGTGATAGCCCAGCATTGTTTAATGCTTGTACTAATAATTGTTTGAACGATTCTACATATATACTAATGTCTAGTTTAGATTCAAATTGTTTATATACTGCACCGTCTGAATCTGGATCACTTTGCACTGTTTCGTAATCTGTTTCAAAGTCATCAAATTCAGCCTTAGATCCTGTGAATGTGTTTACTAATAAATCTTCACTTAAAAACCTTTTTGGTCTATTAAATCTTATTGCTGTTAGCATTTGTGATAAGTCTTCATCTAATGCATTAAATATGCTTTGTGAGTTGTTGTAATCACTTAAACCATAATAACTACCTTTGAACTGTGTATTAGTTGCTGTGTTGTTTTTAAGTACAGCAGGAGCGTCTATACCACTAATTAAAACATCTTGATACTTTTCAACATCTGCACCGCTAAAACTTACTTCTACTAATTCAGTTCCTTTATACATGAATTTTCTATAAGTAATTAAGGTGTCGTTTCCACTCTTCGTATAAATCTCGTGAATTTCGTAATCTCGTTCACCTTCTTTATAATTTGTTTTGAATATAAAGCCTTTTAATCTTCCGCGCTCTGTTATAACTTCTACATTTTCAGGCGATACCAATTCAATTATAGGGTATTCACTAATAGTGTCATCTTGACTTATCTTGTAAGCAAAATAACCACCATAAGATTCAGCATTTACCCCATCAGGAAGTAACTTGTTTTCAAAATTATTATCTTCTAGTATTTTAAGCAAACGATCCGTTTGTTCTTCATCGTATTCTTCATTCGTTTCTACTGATACATCAAAGCCTGGTGCTGCGATTAAGTTTATCATTGTTTTACTAATCAAAGATGGTATACCACTGTGTACCCTAATTGTTTTAGGTGTAACTTTAGTCCAGAATGATGAATCTACAACGGTACTTGAATAACCTCTTAATTTAGGCTTTATGTTTTTGTGAAAGTATTCTAAATCTTCTACGATACCAGAGTTCCATTTATTGTTTTCTAATAATGTTCTTGTAAATACTTGTTCAGCACTTGCAAGACTTCTATCTTCAACTAACCCTTGATTAAATCTAAATTCACTCATTCGTTCTATCACCCCACTGTTCTTTAATAGTTTTTTTGTAAACCAACCGTCTAATAATGCCATGCTTCACCTGCCTTTTTATGTAGTGCTAGTTTTTTAAGATGTGGCGTGAGTGAATAATCAAGTGAATCGTTGTAGTCATTTTCAGGTCTATTTTCATCTAACACTCCACCTTTTCCATCTGTACGTATTTTCTTTAGTTGTTTTGATGTTTCTACTGCTCCTGTTCCCAATACAAATTGCAATCTTTCTTGATGTAACAATTGTTCTTTCAGTATAACACGCTCTCTTATTGTCAGTTTCTTGCTACCAACCACTTTGATTGGATACTTTATACGCGTTCTTAATGTCCTTACAAAGATTGAATCTGCTGAATCAGGCCAGACTGTATTGATTTTTGTACCAAACATCTTATACCAACTGCCCAACCATTGATTGAACTCGTATATTATTCTGTCATAGTCTGCTTCATTCAATGATAATGAATCAATTACTATCGCTTTACCAAATCCCATTGTATAACCTGTTAGCGTGAACACTGTCAATGCGTTATCACCTATATCGATACCTATTTCAACATTTGTTATCGCGTTTTGAATATCTTCTAACATCACATAATGATTCGTATTGATTAAATGCCCATATAACAACCCTTCTTGGATACCACGTTCACCTAATACTTTCGTAGTGTAGTAGAACGATCCAACAGGATATGCGTTCATATAGTTTCGTTTCTTTTCCTCTGTCATAAGAGGGTGGTCATCAAGCCTCCAGAATACGTAATACTGCCCATCTTTCTTTTCATAGTGTTTCATATACTCAACTGTGCTACTTGGCGTGTGTGATGGATATAAGTCTTCACATGGGTTTATATACTCATCGTATACATAATGCTCTGGATCATCTCCGTTAAGTGTCGATATCGTAAATGGATTATTGAATGATAATTGTCTTGCTTTTGTTTCATCAAGGAATACCCTATCCGCTATGTTGATCTCATCTATGAAAAAATTCTCTATCGGTTTACCCAATATCTTTTCCCATGTCTTTTTATTGCTATATCCTGCTAGTAGAATCTTCTTCTTCCCTTTGCTTGTGTTGAACTCTATGTACTTACTACCGATTTCAGCACCTACTAATTTAGCAACGCTACTAAACAGGTGTAAGAACTTGTTGTCGTATCCATCTCCGAGTATGTTATCTCTGATTGCGTCTAGGTCTTTTGCTGCTATACAATGCAAGTGTGCATCACTTTGTGCAACTCTTAACCCAAATGCTAATATAGCAACGTTAGATTTTCCGATTTGCGCTGCTCCCTCTAGAACCATGAATCTTGTACTAGGTTGTAACGCCTTTGAAACTACTTCTTTAATCTTTTTCGTTAATATCATTAAATTGATCTAATAGGCTATCTAACGCTACCGTATTGACGTTTGCTTCAATCTCTTGTTTGTCCGACCAACCGAAGTTTTTCAGTGCGAATATGTTACCAATACCGCCTTTATGTTTGAGGTCTAATTCGTAAGAATTCTCTACAAGTAACTTCGCTCTTCTTATCGTGTTAAAATATGCGTCTCTTTTTTGATAGTTAATCAGCGTAACTCTATCCGTATCTAAAGCCAAAGCAAGTCCTGTAATAGTCCAATCTTCCATCGGAGTATTATTGAAGTATTTGTCTATATCTTGTTGTAGTAATTCCGGTGTTTCCCATTTAAGTGGTCTTCCCATATTTTATCATTCCTTCAATGCTTCATATTTTATTGTTCTTGTTATTATTTCTATTACACTATCTGTTATTGTTTCTCTTGATTTAATAGGTATGTTATACCCTGTGTTATCTATTATCTTTTCTATCGCTTGTCTTATGTATTGATGTTCTGTCATTTACTATCCTTTATTTTTTGTTGCGCAGCAGCGTAACATACTTGTCTTCTTTTTTGCGGATCTGGATATTCTTTTTTAGTTTGTTCATCAGTCATACATACACGCATTATCTTCGTTAGCGATTTACTATCAATTATCTTTGGCATTATATATACCTAAACTTAATATTGTTTTCATCGCCTCTTCTGGTGTAATGTCTGTTTCTTCCCATTCATCAACCTTTAATACGAATCCGCTTGATACATTAGGTGCTGTCATTACGAATACTAAACCTTGTTCTCTATTTGTTAAGAACCCTAATATCTTTTGACCAGCAAACCTTACTAACACTACTTCATCAAATCTACCGTCCGTAACTGCTACTCCTACAATGTCATTAAAGAAGTTGTAGATATTTTTTATAACTGGCATTCTATTTACTATTGGCAAGATCAATTTTTCAATCCAGCCATGTAACAATATACCGCTAGTAACTATAACCACATATATTATGATTAAAGCGAACACCACAGTTATTAGATTTGATTCTAAGCCTATCAAAGATAAAAGGTTTAACATTATACTAACAAACCAATATAACACCCCTAAGGTTGCTAATAATGGTAGTACTACTACTAAACCTTTCTTGAATAAATTTTTCATCTGTTCTCCTTATGATTACCTTGTTTCTAAATATTTTAATCTTTCAACTTCTACAAAGTCTTTATATAAGTTGTTTTGTCTTATAACAAAGTCATTCACAAACATAAAAAGTTTCATACCATAAACTTCGTAAACATCAAACCATCTTTCTTCATAGTTTTCATCTCTTGAATCAGTAATACGAACTAAGAAATGTTCAGGATAGCACTCGTGTCTTGTAAAAGCATTGTCTTTTTGACTAACACTAAACCATTGACATAACCAATCCTGCGCATACTCTTTATTTATTTTTCTTAACATAGTATTAACTTTTCTTTGTGTTTTATTTGCCATATATTATATATTCATTTACCTTTAATGGTTTTGTATCATTTGTTGCTTTGCTAACAATATCTCTGTTTTTAATATCTATCGTAAAATCTGTCCCAGTCGTACTTGTTCCATTCAGTAATTTTTTTATGCAAAAATACCAATTCTATCATTCTTGTAAACACTTTCATAATACCCCTTTTTTTTATAGATAATACAATCCCCACCACTTTCCTCTCAGGTTTTGCTATTATGCTCACTGCTCTTCTTCTGTATTATCTTAAAAGGAGGAGATGTTGCTCAAAATGCATTACAACCATCTATAAACATTATAGTCCAAAAAATACATTTTCATAAAACAAAAAGGGCTATAAAACCCCTTCTTCTGTTGTTTTGTGCTTATCGCAATAAGTTCTACATTCTTTTTTAATATTGTACTTATCATGTAGATGTTGTCTGTGTTTTGTCATTGTGTATTTTATTGATAAATAGAATTGAACGATTGCGGTTGATACAGCACTTAATATGTAACCACCTATGATAACTGATGCTACAATAGGGTCTTGCGTCCATACTAACCCAGCAGTTGCACCACCTAATGCTACATATCTAACTAAACCTACAACATTTGCTCTAACACGACCATATGTGATTGGATCATCTTTTAATAGTGAACCGTCTTTCACTGAATCTTGTTTCACTGTACCGTCTATTGTAATGATATCGTAATAGATAAACGGTTTAACAGGCTTTGTTCTTATAGGGTTTTGTTGTAAGTATTGAATTGAATTTTCAATATGTTCTGCTTGTTTACCTTTTTTTAGTAGTTCGTATTTTTTTCTTTTTAATTTTGTGATTTCTTTTGATGTTTTTAACTTGTCGGATTTTTCTTGTGCTGATAATGTTTTGTTTCTTGCATAGTCTTCACCGATTAAGTCATCTGATTCATCAAATTCTATTTCGCTTATTTGCTTTGCTAGGTTTTGTAATTCTTCACTTTCATCAAATGCTTTTTGGTATCCTCTTTTTCTCCAATCTAATCTGATCCCATCAATACCCCACATGAATATGATTGCTACTATTGAAATCATTGACAACTTCAATCCACCGATGTCTATGTTTTCTAAAAAACCCCAATAGAACAATAATACAATGATAGGTGTTACAAACTTTATTGCACTAATCAAGTCAGTTAAAACTTCATCTTTTAAAAATTTATTTAACCAATCCATTATTTTTCCTCTTTTTTAGAATTTGCAATTCTTTTTAATAAATCATAATCTTTTTCATAGACGTGTGTTGAAATACTATGATGTGTGTATGTTCCAATTTTTAAGTCTGGATAAAAATCCAATAATTCTTCAAAAACAATCTCTTGTAATAATGTAAAATATATAATATCATAAGGCAAACCGAAATTAAAATCATTACTTCTCATATTTACAAACAAACTTAGTTTATTATCTCTAATAAGAAATTGCAAATTCATAGTACAAGGAACATCTTTTGATGAAAATTGCGTTTCAAATGGTGTATTTAATACAACTATTGCTCTGCGTGTATCTTTATCTTTTTTCAATATTTCTATAACGTAATCTAATTGGTTTATATTATGTTTGTTTTGAATTATATGTCCGTATGCACTATTGCATGTAATATTGTCATCTGATAATTTCGTCCAAAAGTTCGAAAAATTACTAATAAAATTAAGGTCATTTTTACCCATTAAATACCATAGTAATTCACCAATTATGTATTTAATACTTAAATCTCGTTCTGTTAATGTAATTATTGATTTTAAAGGATCTGTTAATTCAAATGATGTATTAATCAATTCTTTTGTTTTTAGTCCTCTAGGACCAATTTCTTCACTTTCCATTAATCTATTAGCAAGTTCTATATACATTTCATTTGCTGATTCAAATGTACCTATATTTTTTTTCATTTTTTTAACTCCATATCAATTTGTGATAAAACATCCATTGTATTGCTATAATATAATTTTGCTCCAATTCTTCGCGCAATAACTCTAAATATTTTATTTACAATTTTTAAGGTTTTTATTACACTTTCATCTTCATTTAATCTATCATGTAATCTTTTCAAAATAACATTATCTTTTTCTGTCATAATTATAATATTATAATTTAACTCTTTAGTTTTTTTTAATAAAATATCAAATTGTTCTTGAGATAAATTACATTTTCTATCAAATATATATGGATAAATCATTTCGCCTATAAAATGTCTATCAAATATCACATTATTTTTTTCTAGTAAGTCCATATACCATTCAAATGTATTTGGGTCATTTCCATTTACGTGAATATATTCTAAATTATATTTTTCTTTCAAATAATTTGATACAGTACTTTTTCCTGTTCCATCAGCGCCTTCTATAATTATTCTCATTTTCCCGTACTATTAAAAGCCCCTTTTCCTCTTTCTTCTAATTCATCAATGTTAAATGTGGGTAATACAATCGAATAAATAACTATTTGTCCAACTCTTTCATTTTCTTCAATTATATAATCAACATTAGTTGTATTTGTTACTATAGCATGTATTTCTCCTTTGTATCCGCTATCAATTGGTGGCATTTGTGAAATTATTCCTTTTTTTGCATGACCACTTCTAGGATATATTACAGCCATATAACCGTCTGGCAATTCTAAACCAAAACCTAGTTTCAATGCAATAGTTTCATGTGCTCTTAATACTTGTTTTTCCATAGAATACACATCAGCACCAGCATCGTTATAATGATATCTTTTTGGTTTATTTTTGTAACCATAATTTATTAATTTTATATTCATTATTTTTCCTCTTTTTCTATATAGATCTGAATTCCTTCTCTACTCATTTCAGTTAGCCAATCTTCCAAATCTTCAACCCTATATCTTAAATTGCTTAATAAATATATTAAATAACCAATAACCATTGATAAAAATATAACTGCTGTTGTAAAAATTATCTCCATATTATTTTTCTATCCTTTCATTTAAAACATCTTCTATTGTCCAACCATATCTATCTAATATTGCAAATAGTAATATCGTTACATCGCTTATTTTTAGTTTTAAGCCATTTTCTTTATAAATAGGTATAAAGTGCTTACTTGCATCGCTAACAGCCGTTAGAAGTGAAAATATAAGGTTATGTGGCGTGTCTAACTTATCTTTACCATTGGTTTTTCTGTAAATAACTGCTTTTTGCACTTGATCCATTCCAAAACCTCCTCATATTCATCTTGTAATTCCATGTGTTGTTCCCAAATCAAATCAAGAAAATCTTCATTATAATTTATTTGATACAATTTTGTTTTTCGTTCTCTAACTGTTCCTTTTTTTAGCGCTTCAACAATTGTCATTAAATTTTTTTCAAAATTTTTATCTTCTTTTTTGTGGTTATAGTATGTGAATTTTGATATTCCTAAAAATTCAGTTGCTAACGCTAACATTTCGTTTCTTTTTGACATAATCTTCTCCTTTAGAATGGTAAATCTTCATCAACACTTAATATTATGTGTGCAGGAAGTTTTTTGTTGTATATTGGTCTTAAACTTTTGAATTCGCTTAATTCGTTTTTGTATAACATGTTATCGTATAAACTTTTTAGATAGTGTTGCATTCTATCCATGTCACCACCAAATTCTTTTAAGCACCATTCTTGTATATCTCTGTAAACTTTCATTGTAACCTCTTGATGTCTGTTAATTTGTTTACCACTGTGTTTGTTGCTAATTGTTTTTGATTCTTAATTCTTGTTTTTCCTGTGCTTGTATAAAAGTCCCTGTATTGCGATCTCATTGTATTTATACTTTTTTGATCGCTTAAACCTAATTGCATAAAATATGTTTCTGTAACTATTTGTTTTTCTATGTCATTCATTTGTTCGTATGCATTTTTGTAATTATAAACCCCGTATTGTTGTATTAGTTTTATAATTCTATCAAAACTTGAGTATGCTTCATCTTGTGTTGTTTCTGCTGTCATTTGATTTAATAAATCGGATACCGTTGGTGGAAATTGATTACCAAGCATCATGTAACTTCTAAAAGCGGATATAACATATTCAAATTCAATGTCTTGTAATATATCAAACCATAACTGCATCAATATCTTCATTTGTTCAGGTGTTCTATCTTTTTTGAACATTGGATAAACTGCTGATATTGCTTCTGATAGTTTTAGCATGTCCTGTTTTACCATTCTAAATCACCTATACTATAATCGCTATTACTTTCTTTTTGGTTTAAATAACTTTCAAATTTAGTTCCAAACAAAGTTTCAGGTCTTAGATATTTAACCATGTCATTGTTTCCCCACTCATTATACTTTTTATCAATTACAGTTATAAAGTCTTCATAAGTAAAACCTTCATTCAATCTTGCTTCAATCTTTTCTCTTGTTTTAGGAGTTGTGTATTTATATTTTCCGTCTATTGTTTTGTTTAGATACAATACAATGTTTTTAATAATATCTTTATCTTTATCTTTATCTTTATCTTTATCCTTATCTTTATCTTTATCCTTATCCGCTTGTTTCGCTAGCATTTGCTTGCGTTCGCTACCGTTCGCTACCGTTTGCTTACTTTTGTTTGAACCGCCTTTTGATCCGTTAATAGCGTTGATTTCACAACGTTTTTTGTATTTGTTGAGATCTCTTTCAAACTGATTTCTAATTATTTTGAACAACATATTAGCACCTGGGTCAATGTCTATTTCTGTTCTATCATGAACATATGCAAACAATGCTTTTATCAATTTACCTGCTTGTTCATCGGATAGATCATCAAATAATTCTCTCCATTCTTTGTATAAAACAAAGTTGTTTTTTTCCATTTCTAACCACCTCCTTTTAAGTGTTAGTAAGGCAAAATATTTATCTCTACACCTATCTTATCATCAACTGTGAAATTGTCAATAAAACCTTTGATATTTTTGAAGTTGTCATTTTGTATCGCTTCTGCTTTTATCATTCCGTCTAATATAAACTTTTTAGCGAATGCTACATTGTCTGGATCTAACCTAGCACTTCTCATGTGCCAAATAAATTCAATAATGCATGGAGTATCAAACTTCATACCCTTAAAAAATAATTCGCTAACTTTAGTTTCTTTTTTCTTAATTGATGCAGCAGCAAACCTATTTGCTCGTTCTTTGTTGATGTATTCATTCAATGTTACAAAATCGTGTTTTATAAACATTAGAACGGTATACTCTCATCTTCTAAAAATACTTTTGTTTGTGTGTCAAGATATTTCCATTCCAATACTTGAATTGTTACATTTACAATATTATCTTTTTTCCAATAAGTTGTAAACCCACTAATTTCAATTTTACTTTTATGTTCTGGTACTTCACCTTTGAATCTAGCAATCCAACTTTTATTAGTCCATTCATTGTCTATGTTTTTTGAACCATCACTAATCGTGTACCACTCTTTACCATTTTTTTCATTCTTAAATACTGTAACTTTACCTTTAATGTCCATATTGCCTCCTATTATGCGTTTTAAGCATGTTATTTTCGCCTCTAACGGCTTTCATTTTGTTTTTGGTATAATAACACTAAAAATCTCTATAAGGCCTTAAACCTGATTTTTCAATGAATCTTTTTGATCTGTTTTCAAACATTGTTTTATATATTTTTAATGTGGAATGTTCTACACCGTATTTCTGTTTTATATTTTCGTATGTCATTCTACCACTGTACCACATAAACAAACAATGCATTTTCAAATCACCACGAACTACATATTCGTACATTTCTTTTTCTGTTTCTTCTAAAACTACATCTAATTCAATTTCGGGATCTACCTTTAGTTGCATTTCAAGTTGATCGCCTTTTGATGTTTCGAATTCTAACGATGCTAAATTTTCATTTATTTTTCTTTTAAGATATTGTCTTAAGTGTATTTCTCTGTGCCAACTGTTTTTAATTGCTGTGTATGCATATGTACTAAAAGCATAACCTTTTGATGAATCATACTTTTGTGCTGCTCTCCATAGTCCATCTAACCCTATTTGTATGATGTCGCTTGGATCAACATTGTTTATAACTAATCTTGGCTTATAATAATTATAATAAGCATCATAGACAAGTTTTACATTATCGTAAAATAATTTTTTCGGTGATAATTCTTCCATTTTTTCCAAACTTTTCTAGCAAAACAGCAGGGTTAGAAGATAACATCAAGTTCTTTTCATAATTAGTAATCGTTGGCTTACAACTTGGTACAGCGGTGTAATCTGTATCGTAATTTTTTCTTGCGTGTAATACTTCGTTTAAGTAATGATGAATGTGTCCAAAATAGAAGTAATCAATATCAATTCTTCTATCTGCCATTTTCTTTTCAATATAAGATGATGCTTTTCTCATATTATGCCCATGTTCTAAATAGAAATTGAAACCGTTTATATTTACAAATAGTTCATCATCAAAATATAAATCTACATTTGGATTATTTTCTAAACCAACACTTAATACAGCAGTTAGAAACTGTAATAAATCTTCTTGTTGCATTTCATTTCTTCCTGTTTGTAATATTCTTGTTTGTGTATGATTGCTTGATTGCACTTGATAAATATGCAAAATCATTTTTTGGCTTAATTTTTGTAAGAAATGTAAGTAGTGAACAGCGTATTCTCGCATTTGTTCAACTGCGCCTAACTTTGAATCCATTGCTGCGCTAACTCTGAGTAATCCTTCTGTTTCGTCGCCCAAACCGAATATATATAACTCTGGTAGGTTTCTTTCAATAATAATGTTATACAAACGATTGAAATGTTCTTTTAGATCAAAGTTACCGTCGTAATGTAAATCAGCATGAGATAATAACCACCATTCTCCTTGTTGTATAGGTTGTTTAGTGTATAACTTAACTTCATTTTGAATAGGAATATAATCATATTCAGGAAAATCAATATCTTTGATAACATCTTCAATCAAATCTTTAAGAGCATATTCTCTTGTTGTTTTGTTTATTAATTGCCTTTGTAATATTACTTTTTTTCGTTTTGTTTCTATATCTAATTCTTTTCTTGCTAATAATTCGAGATCATCATCGACTGTGAAGTTTGAATGTAAACCGTCTTTATAACTTACATATCTTTTTCTAAATGTCGATTCATCATAATCTGTTCCAAAATATTCATTGCAAATATTTGCCTTATCTTTATAATTCAAATGTTCGTTTGCACGATATATTTCGTAAATTTTTTTGTTATCTAATTTCATTCTTCTTCCTCTTTGTCTTGATACAATTTTCCTTGAACTGTTTGACTACCTTGATATAAGTCACCTTGAACTGTTTGCCCGTTTTGAAACAAATCTCCTTGAATTTGATTTCCTTGTTGTCGCAAATCACCTTTAACTCGTTGCCAACTCTGATATAAATTGCCTTTTACTATCATGTTAGACATTAAAATATTACCGTCAAAGTCACTAAAATCTAAACTATTTAAATTTAAATCCCCATATTCATTAATACAATTTTCTAAGATCCAGTCTTTTATTTCTTGCTTTGTTTTCATTGTTCTTCCTCCATATTTGAATAAACACATTTGTCAGGTTTTATGTATTCAGGTAGATCTAAATTGTAAATCTTGTTTACATGTTTAACTAATATCGGTGTCCAATGTTTAGTGTTCTTGTGAACCATGAAATGACATTGTGAGCATAGTCTAATGATATTGCCTTTATAAGTCTTGCGACCATTTGCTCCGTGTCTTATATGGTGAATATGCAAGTTGTGCGGTGTTCCGCATATTTGACAATAAGGCATATCTTCAGCACATTCTTTATAAACTTTTCTATCTTCTTTATTCACGATGTCCCCACTCTCTTTGTAGTTGCGCTTCCATGATTCGTATTTGCAACTTTAGTACATTGATTGCTTCTTTATTTGCTTGATATACCGTTTCCGCTACATCTCTTAAAAAACGCTTTTCAGCAACTTCTGGAACACCATAAATCGTTTTGTCAATCATACCAATAGCCATTCCTGAATCTCTTGCTTTCAATGCTTCTTGTCTTAATAAAACTTTATATTCTTTTTCTGCTTTCGCATACTCTGTTCCTGTTTCTCTTAATTTTCTGAGTGATGTATTTAACTGCTCCGTTGCACTTTGGATATTATTTACTAAATCCATATAATCACCCTAGGAAACAATTAGTTCTTCAATTTTGTATCGTTCTGTCATGTGTTGGTATTCTAGGTTCAACTTTTCACATAAATTTTCTGCTTGTTCTAATTCGTTGAATGCCATTACATTTCTATGAATATCTAAATAACTATATACTACTAAATAAATCATCTTGAATCCTCCGTTGTTTTTTTTAGGTGGTTGTTTTATGTCTAACCACCAAAGACAAACGAGTTCGTTACAATAATGTAACTAAAATAAATTTTTACTTATATTTTTTTACTCTGCAAACCCATTGTTCTCGCTCGTTGCAGTGAGCAAATTTTTATATTCAATCAGTTTCTTATTGAAACCGTTGAAGTCTGGATCAATTTCATGGTATTCATATTTACCATTTTTTTTAATCCATATA